TAACAATATGTCTCACTGGTATTCATCGTGGGATACTAATTTAGATGATAAACTTCCCGAAGATTTAAAGTTAGCCAGTGAAGGTTATGACCCACCTCCTGATTCTAGTTTGTTTGATTTAGAAGAGGGAGAAAAAATATATCGTGAATTACTTGCAGAACATGAGGCTATAACCCTTTGGTCAGCTCCAACTGCTCGTGCCAAAATTCCATCTGGACATTTTCTGGATACAAAAAATAAAAAGTATCCTTATAAGAATGCAGATGGAACTATTAATTGTGGTGGGTTACAAGCTGCTTATAAGGCAGCCAGAGGTGCCAGGGGAGCTCCTAAACGGGCCTCTATAGCCGCTAAAGCCAAAAGGCTTATTAGCACCCATTGTTCAACTAAGGATAAAAAGAAAGCCGAGTTTAAAATGATCGGTAAATTGATTTAAGGAGGTTTCATATAAACATGCAAAAGAAAAAGAAGGTTATGAAATTTCAAGAAGCAAATTTCGATAAAGATAGATTTTTCGCTATGATTTCTCTTGAAGGGATAGGGGAGATTGATTCCAATGCTATTGAAGTCGAAATGCTTCGTGTTGGAAATTTCAAGCATAAGCTTTATGGTGATCTAGAAATCACTGAAGATATGCTTGAAAAAATGGTTCAAAATGTTGCTGACAATGTTATCGGCAGAGATGTCAGTTTTGACTGGAATCATGAAGGAAAGAAGGCTTCTGCTTGGTTGAAAGAAATAAAAGTAGAAGACGGAGTTCTCATCGGTACGGCCGAGTTCACTAAAGCCGGAAAAGAAAGTGTCGAAGATGGAAGTTTTGCTTATTTCAGTATCGAATATAGTGATGATTATGAAGACCCTGAAAACGGTGAAACATATGGTCCAACAATAATGGGTGGATCTCTGACAAATAGACCGTTTATTTCAAAACTGAAAAAAATTGAGTTTAGTTTAGATGATAAAGATGATGATGTTTCAATTTTTAGATTGGAGCTCAAGGAGGAAAAAAGTATGCCTAAAAAAGTTATACGCAAACCCGCTGCGAAGTCTCCTGAGATGACGTTAGAGGATGCACTGGCTAAAATTAAAGAACTTGAGGACGAAGTGGCTGGGAATAAGATTCTTGTGGCCGGAGATGATCCTAGCGGGAAGAAACTTGAAGAATTTATTACCGCCCAGAAGAAGGAAATGAAGGCGCTTCAAGGAACCGTTACGGCGCTTCAGGAAGCGAACAAGACTCTTGAGGATAAAACTAAAAAAACGGAAACCAAAAATAGGACTCTCGAAATTGAACGTATCTGCACAAAACTTCTAACAGATGATAAGCATCATCCGGTAGTTGTGGAGACGGTAAAACAGATTCTTTCTGGAAGCAATCTTTCGGGAACCATCAAGTTTGAGGAATCCGTTGGCGAAGGAGATGCAAAGAAAACAATAGAAATCGAGGCTAATTTCGAGGAAGCTATTTTGAGAATCCTTGAAGCGATTCCAGCATCTCAAAGAACCAATCTTGGGGAAAAAACAACCACGGATGATGGTCTCAAGATAACCGAGGAAGAGAATACAAAGTTGGAAGATGCCGCGATTAAAAAAGCATTCGTAAAAAAAGGTTTAAAGATTGTTAAAGCCGCTGCTTAACTGGTAGGAGCCAAATAAGATATGTACCCGTCTTCAGGATATGGAGAACAATCGAAATATTATGATGATGATTTGTTGCTTAACGGAACTTATCAAATTATAACTGTTACGATACACTCTTCGGCGAGAGATGATGGTAATCCAAATGGAACTTATATTCTTCGTCCTGGATTGTTACTAGCAAAGTCCTTGGTTAATGAAGGGTATTACGATGTTCTTAGCACGAAAGACGGTTATATAAATGGAGACATTCCGACTCAGTTCATGGAGGATGTCTTTGTTTTGGGACGAAAAATATATATGAACCGAGATTTTATTCTTGGTTTAAGTAGAGAAAGAATTATATCTTATGAAAACGAAATTGCTCCTGCTTATATTAGTTGTAGCATTTTTGAAAACAAAATTTTTTATAATAATATGGCATCTGTTGCTTTGACGGATGATCAATGGCTGAAATGCCAGAGAATAAATAGGGTCCCGACGTTTATGACTAAATATGACAAAGCCGAATCCCTTGTAAGGGCTTTGTTATGGAATAGACAAGAAACTCTGGTGACCCCTTCTGATCTTATATAAAGAAGAAATTAAGAGAACCCATTAGGGTTTAAAACAACTAGTAAATGGAGGTAATTTATTATGCGTCCCGGTTATCAATATCAGGAAAGTGAATTCGATTCAGAAATTTTGCGTAGTGCTAATTTTCAGCTTATAAGTATCACCCTTGATACTACTGCAAGGTATGATATCTCTGGTGCTGGGAGTTCTATGTCGACTACTAAGCTTCCTAAGGGATTGTTGTTGGCACATAACTCTGCTTTGGCTGATGATTCTCTTTTTATTGATCTCAGTACAGCAGCTAATAGGCTCGCTGCTACAGCTACTCAGTTTGCGGAGGATGTAGTTGTATTGGCTGAGACGATTCTCGATGTTAGTGCTGCAGATCAGCCAGTTAAGGCTTATCTACAGGGAACATTTGACTTTACTAAAATTAAATATACGAATAGTGCCGTTCAAGCTTTAGTCGCGGCAAATGTTGTGAAGATGTCTCGACTTTATTTTATAGATGGGCCTGTCGCCTAGTTTTTTCTATTGAGATAAAGCCAGAGAGAGAAATGGAAGATGATGAAGTGGTTAAGAAAGTTAGATATGCTGAAAGATATTGTGACAAACATGATATGTCTTTTACGGTTTGGAATGAAAAGCATGTTTTTAAAAAACAAATCAGGAAACCTGCTATTTTGCAGTGAAGAAAATAATTTTATGGAGGTAATTTAATATGGACGCATTGGTTTCTTCGGAATTGTTGACTCCGAGATTTTTGATGAAGATTATTGACGATATTCCGCCCCAAACAGAAACTTATAGGGGCCAGGAAGTTTTCCCTCTTGTAACTCAACCTGGACCAAGGGTTGAATGGGATATTAGACGCCCGCTCGGTGGGATGACTCAAGCAGTTGCAAGAGGAGCTGAGTCTCCAGTAATTCATCGTAGGGGCGTTGGACAGATGTCTTTCGAACCTGCACATTTTCGTGAAAAAGTAATTCTTGGCGAGTCTGATGTTACTACGCTTAGGAAACTCGGTACATGGGAGCAAAGGTCTAGTGCCGCAGAGCTCATTGCGGAGATTCTTGTAGACCTTGATGCCAGATTGGAAACACGTATTGAGTGGATGCGTTGGCAACCGATCGTCAGCAATGCTATCGCGATTGACAGTAATAAGGTCAAATATACTATTGACTATAAAATTCCTGCTCGGCAAAGACCCACGGCCTCTCCCCTGTGGAGTGTGACGACAACTTCTGACCCGCTTACTGATATTCAGACCTGGGTTAGGTTAGCAAGGGGTACTGGCGGAAAGGTAAAGAAATTCTGGTTTAATACCATGTGTGAGCAGTATCTCTTCCAGAATTCAAGAATCCTAAGTTTGATTGACCGAATTTTTAACAGCGGAAATCTCAGTATGATGAGTAGAGAGATTTTGGGAAAGATTCTCAAAACATATCTCGGCCAATATGAATATGAAGTATATGATGCCGGATATCCCCTTATCACCTATAACAATGCCGCGATAGCTGCTGGAGGAGTTACGACTGTGGCGGTTGATGATGCCACTGGATTCGTTGCTGCTGATGTTTGTCAGATCTCTGCCGCTGATGAGAGTTCAGAAGAGAACATGACAATTTCGAGTATTTCTGGCAATACCATTGATTTTACAGGAACGACGGTTACTGGAACTTATCCGGCTCAGTCCATGATAAGAACCTATAAGACCTTCATTCCGAATAACGTGTTCATTATGGAACTTGAGTTTCCTCCCGGATCAGGTGGCAAGGGAGAAGTTATTAGTGTTGATGCAGTTTATGGCGCTGGTACTCTTATGTCTCCTAAACCCGGTAAGTTTGCTGAAACTATTTTTCAAGATAAGGATCCAAAACAGATTGAAATTATTGTCGGAATCAATGCCCTTACGGTTCTCTATAGAAAACGTGGGTTTATTGTTGCGACAATAGCATAAGGAGAAAAACTGGTTTTGCATATTTCTTGCGACTTAGAATGAAATCAAAAGGAGGATTTTTTATTATGGCGAAGAGGGCAGTTATGATGCTTTTTCCAGAATTAACACACTGTGGAAAACAATATTCAGTTGGCGAGATAGAACTTAATCCTACACCTTATCTTGTGGAAGCGGCTAAAGAAAGAACGAAACAATATCATAGAGATTCCAGTAGAGATGTTCGGATTTGTAGATTTGTCAGGAAACATGAACTTTATGACCCTGATAATCCAGATGGTGATGAAGAGGAAATAGTGAGAACCCCTGCTGTTTCTATGAAATCTGAAACCTATAGAGTGGCTGATGAACTTGATGGTGTGCGGAAGCAAGAGTTGGTAAGCCTTGTTTCCGCACTAGGTTTCAAGAATTCTTCAGCCAAAAAAATGGAAGAAGTTGACTTGAGGAAACTTGTAAGATTTTTGAGAAGGGTTTAATAAATGTATTGCACTCTTGATGATATAAAAAGGCTTCTTAGGGTTCTTGAAAATGCCGGGGATACCCAATATAAGATTAGGTTATCTTCTTCGCATGATTTGCCCCAGGCCTACAGTGGTAATACCGGAACAGGCGTTCTTATAGATGTAGAAATAAGTTCGGATTATGCTGGAGGTGAATTTTGGAAGGCAAAATTCACCTCAGGAACAGCTTTTACTTTATATCGTGGAGAGGATGAAAATAGTCCAGATGGTTCCGGTACCATTTCTAGCAATTTTATTTCAACTTCTGGAATAGTAACAATATCTACGGCTCAGTGGTCTGGAACTCCGATAACTGGTGATCAGTTTAAATTCAGAACCACATCTAATATGTCAGATGATGATGCAGAATATTTTATAGAGGATGCAGATGATATGATTAATGGTTTGTTAACTAAATTCATATCATCTACTTATGTTCCGTTTACTGGTGTCGTTCCTAATCTTATTAAAAAAGCTTCTATGTATTATGCTTCAAATCTGATTTTTAGTTCGATATTTTCAACACTTAATACAGAACAAATTCCTACCATTATACGTGGATGGTTTAATTTTGGCAAGAATTTAATCAATATTTACTTAGAAACTATTGGGGGAGCCAATATATTTAAGTATTCTACTTATGCCAGATATGTTTCTAGGAAACCATTGTTCGATAAAATTGGAGTATCTGAAGCCGCTGGTGTCTTGGGCCTTTATGGAGAGATTGATGTACAAAATGTAGAATACGACGAGGATTTCAACAGCAAAGAGCAAATCGGGAGTTCGTAGTTATGGTCAAAAGAAGAACATATGATGATGAAGAGATCGATTATGCTGAGTGGGAGTCATTACTATCACCTACTGAGGATGTTGATCCCAAAGGTAAAATTTTCAGGAAAAGAACAATTACTGCTGAAAAACTTTTTGGTAAAGAAGCTGTTGATGAAGTTCTTGCGAGTGCGGAAGATCTCTATGGTGCTGAAAATATAATTGCTGGTAATCCGTATGAAACATTTACTCTTGATCAAATGTCTTCTCCTGAACCCTTTGAAATATCTGAAAGGGTGTATAATGAATTATTAAGTTCTTTGGGAATAAGCATTCCGCACGGAGCTGATTTAAATAGAGTAAGACAAGAAGTTAATAAGTTAATAGGGCATGGCGGTAAAACTGCTGATCAAGCCATAAGCGAAATTGTTGATATGATTTCAAATATGGCATATCAATATACTCCGGAAAGAATTGTTGAAGATAAGCAATTAATATTAGGAGATATTCCAGGTTTGTCGCCAGAGGCTCCTGTTCAGTATTATGGTTTAATGTTTGAACTTGATACTTCTGAGGTTGATAAATTTATAAAGAATTTTAGCGGAAAGACATTGCTTAGCAAAGACGATGTTGAGGAGATGCAAAGAGTTGTTTATCAAGAATCAGCAATTGCATCTGCCAAAACTGCTGTTGATGATTTTTTGACAAGCGAATTTCTTAAAACCAAGGAGAATCTTAATCTCAGATATGATATTTGTGTGGAATATTATAGGTTTTTGCATGAAATAAATGCAATGGTTAATACGGCGATGTTGGTTTTGGGATCTGGAGAACCTGGTAGTGGCAAGAGGCAAGGTCAACTTTCGGCAATAAGGATTGAATTAAACGCCAGAATGCGTAGGACGAGAGGTGGAATAACAGAAGGTGGAATTTCTCCTGAAGAAATAAGTAGTTTAGTCGATAAAGCTTCTTACCTTTTAGTTAAAGCAGATTCTGAGTTAGAAGAAATTTCTAGTTCAATTGAGTTTTTAATGTCATCTTTAAGTGATTTCTTAAATACTAATGAGATGTATATGTTTAGTTTCACAGGTATTGAAGTTTCAGAACTAGATAGAATTTCGTCAATGGCCAGAACTCTTTCTGAACCATTATCTGAATTTTCAGTAAGAATTTTAGGTAGCGTCCAAACCATAGGCCAAAATAGATTCCATAGAACAGCTGGAGAGGAAAGACCCTTAACGACATCTTTAAATAGACCACTGATATCAGGTGGTGAAGAAACTGTTTTTTCTTATGTTGGCGAAACATTAATGAAAATTAATCTTATAATAAATGAATTCATAATTGATAACAGAGAGATAGAGGCAATGTCTGACATTTGGGGATACGAAGCATTAGAACTTTTAGGGAAAGGTGTTGACCCTAAGAGCTTAGTCCCTGTTAATAAAAGCAATTATGGATTTCGAAAACAATATACAAATGAAGGAATTGATTTTGTTTTCAATGTTACAAACGATATAGACAAGGATCTTAAAGTTCTTGGATTCAAAAGTGATGTCATAGATAGTGTTCGTGCAATAATGAGCGATACAGTTTTGGGAAGGTCGGGACTTGATACCAAATTAGTTTCTTTAATAACAAGTAGAATACTTCAGAGGGCCGGTGCGTAATGACCATAGATGTTGATAATTTAGTAGATAATTTTGTATTAAATATGAAGGCAATTTTTGAGAATCAATATAAATCCTTTGGGCTAAAAGAGATTTATACGGAAGATGTCTTGCTTGTTCCAGTGGTGCCTTCATTAGCTATATCCTGTACTGGATTCTGGAACAGGAAAATAACTTTAGGGAAAGTACAGACAAGATATGAATTTACTTTTATGGGTGAACTCTGGTATTATCATTCAACTATAAGTGTAGATGTGAAGAGGAATCTTATAATGCGAGAGGCTTACAAGATTTCACAACATATATTAGAAAATGCTTCTTTAAATGGTTGGCTTATAAGTACCAGAGCATTAGTTAGAGCTTGTTCTTATTCACCTAGGGCTAGATCTGGTGCGCTGATGGCTTCAGCTCGTATATTTGTTATAGCACCATATCAGACTAGGATTACTATTGTTTGATTTTATTCTAAGTCGCAAGAAAATGCAAATTGGTTAATATATTACTAGGACACAGGAGGTAATTAAAATGGTGAAAACTGTAGGGCCTGCTGTCGGATCAAAAGCGCAAGTTGGATTTAAAGAAGAAACGAAATGGGGTTTTCCTGCTTCTCCTCCGAATAAGTTTGTAGATTTCAATACGGAAGGAGTTGTTAGCGAATTCACCAATATAACAAGTGCGGCATTGAGATCCGATAGGGCCATTCATAAGCAAAGACTTGGAACCGAAGCTGCTGCTGGAGACATTAATTTTGAAATCACTCCGGAGGGTTTTGGAACTTTTTATAAACATGCTCTTGGAAAAAAGAGAACCAAAAGAGATGATATCGCAATGGTTCTCGTATATAGCGGGGCTGACATAGATGTTACTCTTTCTGTATCAGCTAGTACAATAACTTCTGTCGGGGCTACTGCTGGTGATCATTTAAGTATTGCTCTAGCAGCTACTCATCAGGCGGTAATGGATAACATAGATGCTTCAGATAATTGGTCATGTTATGCTCCATGGGGAGATCTTACTGATGCGGCAACTGGTGGATATTTTGCTAGAGCTCTTGCTAGCAAGGGAAGTTCCACGAAAACACTTAATGCTACGAATGATTATACTGTAGTTGGGAATATGACTGGTTTGTTTGAAGTAATAACAGATGTTCCTGTTTACACTGATACTACTTCGGGAAATAACAGTTATATTTTCTTTCCAATATATTTTAAATATGGGATTTATGAACATATACTAGATGCCCATGAGACCCTTCCAGAAGGTATGACTTTTGAAATTGGTAGGGATATAGCTGCGTTTAATTATTATGGTGGTCGTGTGAATGTTATGACCACGAATAGTGGGAATGCCGGAGAAGCCCTTACTGGAGTATGTAGTATGATGTTCAGGGGAGGGAGTACATGCGGTGATCCTGCACTATATGATGCTTCGAATACTGGTTGGGAGGCTCCGATTTTTGAAGTTAGATATGGTGGAACTGAAGCTAGTGCCATTCTTGGTATAGATACTGGTGCTGGTGCCGATTCAACTAGATATACGTTTACCTTTGAAGAAGGGGATTCTGGGAGTGAGAACACACTATATAAGTTTTCGCTTATGAGAGGTTATCATGATCATTCCGGATACTATTTTGAAACCTCAACTGTATTTGGATTATTGGATTTTCTTGAGAATGAGTGCTGGGACTCTTTTGTGACCACCAGAAAGGCAGGGTTTAATGGTGCTTCTCTGTGTACCGGCATAAAGGATTCAAATATTGCTGCATTATCCGCTGTTACTGATAGAACCATTTATCTTGAGGAAACAGGAAATGAAATGCCGTTGCTCAAGGGCGATCTTAATATAGTGAATCAGGGTCGTGACCAAGGTGAGAGCAAAACGTATTATATAAAGGTAACTACCGGTGGAGCCCTAGACGGAACTGCTGCTTTTAAGGGTTCTGAGGATCATGCTTCTTGGAGCACTGCTCAGGCCATAACTGCTGGAGTATGGTATAATGTAAATGATAGTGGTGACTTGGATACAGGGTTTCGCGTAATGTGGCCACATAATGTTACTCTAGTTTCCGCTGATGAATGGGAGTTCACTTCCTTTAAGGACGAGAATGCTTCTCCGAGTTATGAAACCGAAGAATTTTATACTGGATTTCAAGCTGCTGTGACTTTTGATTATGGAGACGGAAGTGGCTTGGTTTCCCAAGGAGTTATGTCTTATACTTCTACATTGACAAACAATTTGTATGGTGATAAGTATGAATTGGGAGATAGACAGAGAGCATCTCTGACTCCTCAGCGTAGAACTGTTGACGGTACTATTAATCTGGAGTTTGATGATCTTGATGTGTATAGGATGTTTGTGAACGGTCATCCTGGGGATCTAAAAGTCCTTTATACATCAGATGAATATATTAATAGTAGCACAACTAGATTTTCAATGGAAATTAGACATCCCAACATTAGATTTTCTGGAACCACACCTGTAGCTGGTGGAGACGGAATAATAATGACGGATTTTCCCTTCAATTCTTTATGGGACGATTCCGGAGGGATTCCGGATATGAGAGTAATCATTGTAAATGGTCAGTCCTACGTTTAATTCTTACATAGCTACGGATTCTACATTGGTCCGTAGCTATATTCGGCATTATAATGATAATTAACTTGTTATGGAAAATATTCTGGATTCCTTATCTTTTATATATTTGTTTAGTTATAAAATCATGTTGCTTTGTTTCACGTTTGAGTGTCGGGAGGGCTAAAAGATGGGAATTCGGCTATGCATACAAGATTCAAACAAAAGTAATAGTTTTCTTATTAAAGGAGGTCTTTGACATGGAAGGGATTAGATTTGATGAGATTCATGATTATGTTTGTAAGTGCGACAGAGCAGTTCCTGAGGCTGAAAAGGCTATTTTTAGGGTGAGATTCTTGACAGCTTTAGAACAGGCTCAATTAAGAGATGAGATGTATAGCGTCTCAGGAATCGGAGAAGGAAGGAGCGAAAAATTTTTAACTGGCACTTCTGCTTTGAAGGCCCTCAAAATAGGATTGAAGGGATGGGCTAATTTCAATTATAAAGACAAAAGTCCTATTGAATATAATGAGGCCAATATTTCCGCTATCCCACCTGCTGAGAGAGATGAAATAGCAAATTATATTAGAGGAACCGAAGAGGGTTTTTAAATTGAATGAACCGATCAATCATAGGGAGGATGGACCCGAATTTCAAACACAAGTATGTCAGTGTAAGAGAGAAAGAGATAGAAGGCCCTACTATTTTCTACTTAAAATCGTTAACTGTTTTCGACTATGGGATATGCGAAGAAATAAAGATTGATGGAAACCATTTGGGCTTATATAGCCTAGAGGTACTTATGAGGGGTCTTATCGGATGGGATAACTTTACTTATTCAGATGGTTCAGTTATCCCATTTGATTATTATAATATGAAATCAATAAGTTTAATACCATATCTTGTTCAATTAGAATTAATAGAAGAAGTCATAGACATATGCGAGATTGAACAAGAATTAATAGACGAAATACAATATGTCACAAAATGGTCCGGTTATTCCTCTAGACTTGATGAAAATAAACAAAATAGTTGGTATTGCGAAAATTGTATTTCCGAGAAACGACAGAAAAGTAGGAATTGTTACGGTGATCAATTGAACACATGTGATAAATGTAAAGAGGATATGGAATTTGATATATGCCCGAAATGCGAAAAGAAAACAACTCCTAAATTTAGGTTTCGTTTCAGCAAAGTGAAAGGTGATCTTGTAACTCGATGTCCTGTCTCTTTGCTGTCTAGAAGAGCAGTTAAACTAGTTAACTTGGTTAATTATGTAGATAATTCAAAATCACTTCCTTTCCCCGGAAGTTCATTGGAACAAACTCAATTCTTCTACTCGTTAAGAACAGTTGTTTTATCTTCACAGGATTCCTTATTGAAAAAAGAAATGGACAACATGGACAAAGACAAGGGAAAAAACAATGGCTAGTTCTATTGAAAGAGAAATAAGATTCATAATTAAGATGAGGAAAGAAACCAAAGCTATTGGTGAATTCGTTGCCGAAATAGAAGGAGTCAAAAAAGCTGTTCAATCACTTAAGGGTGTTTCATCTGAGAGCGGAATTGATAAGATTCAAAAGTCAATGAAGGCCCTTAGAGAATTCATGAAGGGTCTCGGGTCAACGGCTAAGGGGGTAAATTTCAAAAACTTCGAAAGAGTTGGAATTGCCTTTTCCAATATCGCTTCTGGGGTGAAGATGGCAAATACTTCAATGGCTGAGTTTGCCAGAATATTTAAGAGTATTGAACTTCTTGGAGGAATGTTTAAAGGCAAAAGGGATGATGTTGCGTTTGCTCTTATTGTTTTTGAAAAAATTGCTGAACAACTTAAGGAGATTGCAAGTATTTCAAATACCAAATTATCTAATCTCAATAATATGTTTAGTAGTCTTTCTAAAATAAGTGGGATGGGGTTAGTTTCAGAATTAAATAAAGTAAAAGAGAGTGTTGAACCGGCAAAACAATTAAATATCGCTTTAGCTGGAATAGTAGCGAGCCTCAAAGACCCTGGGGTTGTTGTTGGTGCAAATGCAATCGCAAGGGCATTAATGGGAGGTGGTGGAGGTGGAGCTCCGGCCCTAGGAGGAATAGCTTTTGGTGCAACTGGACTAAGGGTTAAGCAAGATGTTTCAAACGTATTAGGTGGTCAGGCAATGGGTTCTGATTACGAGAGACTTTTGGGTAGTTTTAAGGTTGGAAAGGCCGTTCCGGCCTCTACTCTTGCATACGGGACCGGTGGACAGTCTGGAATTCCTGATGAAATAAGGTCTATGATGGTAGCTTCTGGAACAATGTTCCATAAAGCTACCGAGGACATCGTTAAACAGTTGGGATTAACTAAAGAAGGGGCGATGGGGAAAAGTTTTATAGATTTTTTAGTTAAAAAACAACATAATGATGAAAGATTTGCTCATAGTGTAAGTTCTGTCGCTTCTCAAACTGCTACTGAATTTCGATCATTAATGGGTCAAGCTATATCAGAAGCCGATATTCCAGAAACTGAAAAAAATAGATTAAGAAAATTTGTTACTTCACAAAGTAATAGATTGTATGCCGCTGTTCGCAAATTTGGTGCTGGAAAATCTAGTTTTTTTAACCATCTTAATGCGATGTTGGTTAAGAAGTTTGGTACAGATGTTAATGCCCAAATCCAAGGTCTTCAGGGCGCTACAATGGCCATAGAAAGCAAAATGGGCCAGCAACAATTGATAGCTCCTGGGATCAAAAGACCTGAAGGAGTTGATAAAGCGGTATATTCGGCTGCACGAAGTGAAATCAGTTCAGTTCTTAGAGAACTAAGAAAAGATCCGGAAGGAGGAAAGTTAAAAGCAAGAGAACTTGCTAAAAGAGTTAGGGATTTTGGCCTTAATGTTTCTGGTGTGGTTGATATGATGATGACCTTCGAAGGGGGGTTAGAAAAATGGATTTTTGATTTGAAGGCCGGTTCAATTGATTTAAATGCATTTGGTCTTCAATTACAGACAAAAATCTACCGAATGATGGAGGCAGTGAAGTCAGGTACTCCGCTTAAGGGAATAAAAAGCTTCTTATATAGTGGGAAAACCGGAACCATGAGGGAATCAGTAGCCGGAACTGCTGGTTTAGCTAGCGTTCCTGGTTTAACCGAAGAGGTTAAGCAAGTTGAATCTCTAGAAGAGGTAAATAGATTAAAGAAGGAGATTGCATTAAGAAATAAAGTGATTCAAGATCTGAATCTAAAAATAGTTGAATCTCAAAGAAAAGAGAGAGATGGCGTAAGAGAAACAACAACTGCTTTAAAGGAAAAAGAAGCAGTTGTTTCATCAATTGCTGCAAAGACCACTCCTCCTGGCGGAGTCGGTGGTCAACCTCCACCAGGAGGAGGGTCAGTACCCCCTATCATTCCTATTCCGGTTGTTACTCCTCTTCTGAGCAGAGAAATGATGCTTGACAAGTCTAGAACTTTTGCAGAAATATCTGTTGCTATGAGCAGATATAATGAAGTTCTTACTGGTGCTTATCTCAAGCAAACTATGATGGGCGAACGAATTGATTTGACTGCTGTAAAAATGTCTGAATATCAACATGTTGTCGATAAAACATCTTCTGTTTTGGCAAAGCATGTTTCATATCAAGATGTTCAAGATAAAAAATATATGGAGAATATAGCAGTTATAGAAAGGCTCGTGGACGTTATTGGGAAAGAGGGGAAGGCATATGATGAAATAAAAACAAAACAAGAAAGATTACAAAAAACAAGAGAAGAAATTACATTTAGACTCGGTGCTGGTGAATTAGGAAAGGAATTGGCGGATAAGGCAAAGGGGTCATTAGCTTCTTTGAAGGGAACTTCAGCCCAAGAGGGACTTTTCTTCAAAGAAGTTTCAAGATTAACAACAGATGTTCCTAAAGGGAAAGAAATAAAGGGGTTAGCTGATTCTGGTATAAAACTTCAGGGAACAATAAATAGACTTAGTCAGGGATTTGTTGATTTTAATACTAAAATGACAACTGCTATGAGCACTGGAAAGGGAACAGATAAAGTATTAAAAGAGATAATGGCAACAATGAAGGCCAATGATCCTATTTTTGCTGCAGAAGCCGCAGGTGTTAAAAACTTAGAACAAGCCTCACAAGCTCTTGCTAATGCCGTAGCAAGAGAACAGAGGGCTTTTATATCTAATGTAGGAACAGTAGAACAAGCCGAAGCAAGAGCTAAAGAATTTGCTAATGGGCTTATGGTATTGGATGAAAAAACCCAAAAACTTACAAAAAGCACAGAAGGATTTAATTTAGGAGCTGCAAAACTTAATTTGCGGATTCGCACTTTGAAGGCCAGTGAACGTGAATTAGTCGGAGACGTTGAAAGAGTTGCGAATGCTTATGCTTTACAAACAAATCATCTTTTAAAATTACAAAGAGAATCCGCAAAGACTGGGCTAGGGCAATCTGCACGTGAAAAGCTGAACAGAAAAGAAATTGAAATGACCACGGCAAAAGTAAAAGAGTTAGCACAAATTTACGAAGTTCTAGAAAAAGGGCGTAAGGGATATTCGGATGAAATAGCTAAGTTAGGTGAAACCCAGAGAAGGTTAGATAGCAAGACTTCTGAACATTATCGTGGGATGATAAGAACAACTCTTCGTGGTTTTGCGGATATGATGAAATCCCAGACAGCCTGGATTGCCGGGTATGCTGTAATGTTTGGTTCGATAAGAGCATTAAAAAGCGCTCTTGGTTCAGTTATAGAAATGGAACATCAGTTTGCAAGAGCAATGAGAACTTCGCGTTCAGAGTTGATGGAGACTGCTGAAATTCTAGATAGGTATAAGTCAGAAGGTGTTTTGGCGATGATGCGATTTGGCAAGACATCTGCTGATGTTGGTGAGATTCTATATCAAATGGGAAGTGCAGGGCTTAAATCCGAAGAGGCTCTTGCTTCTCTCAATTCAACAATGAACATGTTGGTTGCCACAGAAGGTGAAGTTGCAGATACTACAAAGATGATAGCTTCGATATATAACAATTTTGGAGATCAAATCACTTCTGCAACGGGATTGGTTGGAAAATTTAAGTATATAAATGATATTGCTACGGCGACATTTCGTGATCATCAAGTTGAAATAAACGAATATAGAGAGGGTCTTAAATATCTTACGGCCATGGGGAAGGTCAGCAATTTAACTTTTTTGGAAATGAGTGGAATACTTGGAACATTGAATGATCATATGATAAAGTCAGGAATAGCCGGAAGATCAATGCAATCGATTTTGTCTAGACTCACAAAAGACGCATATGGATTTGCTAAGGCATTTGATATTCCAATAAGATTAGGTGCGCCAGTTGATTTGCTTGGGATTTTGGATCAAATTAGTGGAAAAATGAATGCTGGTGCATTAACCGCCGGTGAAGTGGGAAAAGTTTTTGAAAGATTAGGTCTTCGTGGTTCTCAATCTTTCGTAACTCTCCTTAAGTATATGGATGAACTCAGAGGGAATATTAAAAAACTTGAAGAAACTTCCGTTAATGCTTCAGAAGAAATGGCTCGTGTGATGTTGGAAAAGCCTGATGTTGCATTTGCAAGAATGAGAGAAACAATTTTCGCATTGATAAGATTAGGTTTTGAACCATTGGTTAAGATCGCGTATGGTGCTGCATTTGGAATTTCAATGGTAGGAGTCAAAATAGGAGAAATCCAAGGGCCTTTAAGCACCTTTTTAGGAACAATAGTCAGATTGACTGGTATGTTTGCGACATTAGCTGCCACATCTGCAATTTTTGGAGTGATAAGAACGAAACTACGACCAGGAACTGCTGATTGGAAAACATTGAGTGAGTTTTTGGAGGCGATTAAGAAAAGATTTGCAGATATTGGAAAATACGCTAGAGAATTCTATATAGCCCTTAGGTCAGGGCAAATGGCGAGTGCAAGTAAAGCATTTGATCTTTTAGGAATAAAAATTATCGGGGCTGCTTGGGCTTTCAAACTTCTTCTTGCTGCCATAGTTGCATATGGAATCTATAAGTTGGTTGATAAACTACATACCAGTAATGCTGAATATGTTGCAATGGCAAATAATATATCTAAAGTTGTTGTTCAGAGTAAGGAGGAAATAGACGCATTACAGAAAAAAATAAAGTCTTATGAGAACCTAAATAGGGAACTTGATAGATATGAAGAATATCAACAAAATGAAGCTGCGAGGAAATTAGTAGAGAAATACGAAGCAGATTTGAAATCTTTGGAGTCTATTACTAAAACGATTGATGATATGAGAAAGAAATTAGTAAAGCCTCTTGTATCTGATAAAGAGGCCTATGAAATGATTGCAAAGCTTCAAAGCCAATCAGGGGTGGTTATTGCTCCATCGGAAAAGTCAGTTGCTGCTATGAGAAAAGCAATCATAAAAGAAGCGATTGACATGATTAAAGAAATGGAAACTGGTTGGACAAACTCTAGAAAAGCAGCAGAAGCTACGTTAAAGGAAATCCCCAAAGGGTCTAGATATGTAGGCCAGTTTACTGAGGCAATTAACAAACTTAGAGAAGCCTTTAATTCCTTGACTGAATTTAAAGAAATTGGAGAAGATTTAACCACAGAAATTAAAAATCTAATTGATAAAGCGCTCGAATTAAAGAATGCTTTAGTGACTCCACCATACGAGGCCAAAATCGGGTCGTGGGATAAATTGATAAGTAAAGAATGGGGCATTTCAGAACAGGGTAATCTCACAAGAAATCTTGAAGAGCAGTTAAAATTAGAAAAAGAAATAGCTCATGTTAAAATGGAGGAAGGGAAAGAGGTAATAAGAGGCTCTGCTTATATATCTGGTATAAGAAAAGAGACTGTTAAAGAAATGAAAAAGGAGTTTTTAAACAGAGTGGCTGAGACTTTGCTAGATGTAAAAATAACAGGTGAGACTGTTGAATTAAGCAAAGAGGCTTTAGCGATTGGAGAAAGTCTTCTTAAGTTAGTTGTAAAAGAATTTGATATAAGGAAACAAATTGCAAAGCAAGTAAAGACTCTTTCTGATGAATATGAAAAACAACTATTGACTTTAGGAAAAGGTTTTATTACCCAATTAGGTCAAATGGTAAAGTCGGGTCCATTACAGACATTATTGACAATTGATTCTGAAACGGAAAATAGAATAATCAGGATAAGAGATACCATAAGTAATATGGTTGAAAAAGTTAAACTGTTAAGTAAAGAACAAAGAAAGGCATTTTTTGATGAACGTGGAATTACAAGTATAGCCGAATATGAAAGGCCACTTAGGGAGTTGGCTGATTTAACCGAAAGAACATCCTTATTTGGTGCTGATCTTGCCAAACAGAGAGCACGTGAACAAATTTTAACAGATGATATTGCCTTGATGCATAAGTATAGTAGACAGTTGCGAGATATCACTTATGAAACCGAACAATATCATTCTGTCGAAGAAGAAATGGCTAATTTACGTGACATAAACAGAAGAAAATTAGAAGATTTAAATGTTACTCTCAGAAAGTCTGCCTTTACCCATAGAGAGTTAGATCAAACCATAAATCATCTTATAGATGAAAATGGAGAATTCAATGGTGTAACCAAGGAACAGATTTCGATTTTTATTGAAAAGTGGGAACAAGAGGAAAAGGAACTTGATCAAATAAAAGCATTGATAGATGCAACAATAAAATTAAATAAAGTCAATATAGAACGAACTCAACTTGAAAAAGAATTAAACAAGATAAAGTCAATATCAGAATTTGTCGATACGGCAGGAGAGGCTTTCTTAGCAAATAGGCAATATGATACTGCTTTGCTTTATGCCCAGAAGAGTCTGGATTTGAAAGAAGATATTGCTAAAAAAGAGTTTGAAATTAATCGAAAACAATTAGAAAAATTTGGTGTTTCTGAAAAACAATTAGATGATGCATTATTAGCCATTCATATGAACTATGAACAACAAAAAATGTTCATAACTTTGGAATTTCAAAGGAAGAGAATTCAAATTGAACAAAGTTATTATGCCCAATCTGCCGAATTGGCAATGAGAAATATAAGTAATGTCGGGGATTTCTGGGATGCTTCTGTAAAAAGTATAAAATCTGGAGCCTATGATTTTTATGCTGAAAATGAAAATATATCAACACATCTTGCTGGCATGACAAAAAACGCTTTTGATTCTGCTACCTCTTCAATAACTGATATGTTTGGGGTTCTCGTAAGTGATGCCGAGAATAAAAGTGAACAATATAAGCAAATAATGAGCAATATGTTAACCAGTGTTGGAAAAGAGTTGATGACCTATGGTTTAAAGTTAATGGTCATTGCTATGATACAGAAAATGCTTGGATGGTCAGTTGCCACTCCTACTGGAGCTTCAGATGCCGCAGATATTCTTGCAGCAGCACCATTTCAACATGGTGGTCAAGTGACTGGGGGGATAAGCGGAAAAGATTCGGTTCCTATATGGGCTACTCCCAAAGAATATATAATGCCAACTGATACTGTTGACTACTATGGT